TCTTCAATTAGTTGCTTATGGTGCCCAGGATGTTTATTTAACCGGTAATCCTCAAATTACCTTTTTCAAAGTAGTTTATCGTCGTCATACTAACTTCGCTATGGAAGCTATTCAACAAACTTTTAACGGAAATGTAGGATATGGAAATACTGTAACTTGTCAAATATCACGCAATGGCGATTTAATTAACCGCATGTATTTACAAGTTTCCGTGCCAAAAAGAACTGGTACTACTGCTGGCGACTCATATGTCAACTTCTTAGGTCTTCGTTTAATTAAATCTGTTGTTATTGAAATAGGTGGTCAACAAATAGATAAACATTATTCTGATTGGTTATACATATGGAATGAATTATCTTTACCTATAGGCAAAAGATATGCTTATGAAACTATGGTAGGTGCCGATAAAGATATATTATCAACCAGAGATAGTACTCTATATATACCATTAGAATTCTGGTTTTGCCGCAACGTAGGTCTATCATTACCTTTAATAGCTCTACAATATCACGAAGTTAAAGTTAAAATAGAATTTGAATCTAAGGTCAATTGTATTTTATCAGGCACTACTGCTGATAATATAGCTAATATAACTAACGCATCTTTATGGGTTGACTACATATTCTTAGATACTGATGAACGCAGAAGATTTGCCCAATTATCACACGAATATTTAATCGAGCAATTACAATTTACTGGTTCAGAAACTCTTAATAAAGGTACTAATAGAATTAAATTAAACTTTAATCATCCTTGTAAAGAATTAATTTGGGTTGCTAAAAGCAAAGGAGCTTTCAAAAAAGACAGATGGTATGATTATAATTTTGTCTCATCGCCTGTTACTGAAGAAAACGCACTAAGTAGAACAAGCAATTATATATACCAAGTTGACCCTGCTGAATTTAAAAATCCCTTAAAAAGTGCTATTTTACAATTAAATGGCAATGATCGTTTCGCCGTTAGAGAAGGATTATATTTCACTCACGTACAACCTTATCAACATCACACCAATGTACCTGTTAATAACCCTATCAACGTATATTCTTTTGCCTTAAAACCCGAAGAACATCAACCAAGTGGCACACTAAATATGTCTCGTATTGATACTGCCACCCTAATGATTGAAGCTGAAAACCCTGGTTCAACAGCAACCGATTATACATACGATGGTATTAATATATACGCGGTTAACTATAACGTATTACGTATATTATCCGGAATGGGTGGTTTAGCTTATTCTAACTAATTTAATAAATGTGTTATATATTTTCCTTTTTTTTTTCTCCTCTAATAGTATAAAGAATATAGCGTAAATGGGTGGTGGTCTTCTTCAATTAGTTGCTTATGGTGCCCAGGATGTTTATTTAACCGGTAATCCTCAAATTACCTTTTTCAAAGTAGTTTATCGTCGTCATACTAACTTCGCTATTGAAGCCATTCAACAAACCTTTAACGGAACTCCTACTTTTGGCAATCGCGTAACTTGCCAAATATCAAGAAATGGTGATTTAATACATCGTGTATATTTATCAATAATTGATTATACTTCAGGTGCTGCTGGGGCGACCGTTTGTCCTTATTTCGGCCTTCGTTTAATCAACTATGTCGAAATTGAAATAGGTGGTCAAAAGATAGATAAACACTATTCTCACTGGATGTATGTATGGAATGAACTTTCATTACCTCATCCTAAAAAAGAAGCTTACAAAACTATGGTAGGAGCTAATAATACACTTGCTGCTCTCACCAAAGCCAATTTATATATACCATTAGAATTCTGGTTTTGCCGCAACGTTGGTTTAGCACTACCTTTAATTGCTCTCCAATATCATGAAGTTAAAATTAATATTTTATTTGAAGATAGAATTAAATGCCAAGGATCCACTACTGCTATTGCTGAATTATCATCTGTGAATTTATGGGTAGATTATATATTCTTAGACACTGATGAACGCAGAAGATTTGCCCAATTATCACATGAATATTTAATAGAACAACTTCAATTTACTGGTTCCGAAACTATAACCGGAAAAAGCATGAAACCTAAATTATCTTTCAATCATCCTTGCAAAGAATTAGTATGGTTCTGCTCTTCAGATTTTGACACCAATCAAGATGTTAAAAATAAAAATTGGGTTAACTATTCTACTGAAGTTAACGGCTATGCCGGTGCTGTGTCTGAACTATATAAACCAACCAGTGCTATAACTTCTACAAATCCTATTGAAAGTGCTAAACTTGTATTAAACGGCAATGATCGCTTTTCATCAAGACCCGGTTCTTACTTTAACTTAATACAACCCTATCAACATCACGAAAATATTCCATCTAACCCCGGAATAAATGTTTATTCATTCGCTTTAAAACCCGAAGAACATCAACCAAGTGGCACACTAAACATGTCGCGTATAGATACTGCTGTTCTAAATTTAGAATTAGATACTATCTTTGCTGCTACCACTTTTGCCAAAAACCTCAATGTATACGCGGTTAATTATAACGTACTACGTATATTATCGGGTATGGGTGGTTTAGCTTATTCTAATTAAATAATTTATTACATTACTAAATTTATAAATAATAAATGTTGTTAAATGCTATAATATTCCTTTTTTTTTTCTCCTCTAATAGTATAAAGAATATAGCGTAAATGGGTGGTGGTCTTCTTCAATTAGTTGCTTATGGTGCCCAGGATGTTTATTTAACTGGTAATCCTCAAATTACCTTTTTCAAAGTAGTTTATCGTCGTCATACTAACTTCGCTATTGAAGCTATAGAACAAACAGCTACCGGAAGCAATTCACTTGGTTCTCGTGCTACTTTTCAGTTAACTCGCAACGGAGATTTAATACATCGTATTTACTTCTATGGAAAAATTAAAAATAATTCAACCGCAAGCGTAGCTTTAGTTCCTAATTTTGGACAAAAATTATTAAAAACAATTGAACTTGAAATAGGTGGCCAACGTATAGACAAACATTATTCCGAATGGTTATATATATGGAACGAATTATCTCTTCCTTATGGCAAACGCGAGGGTTATTATAAAATGATTGGTGGAAACAAAGAAAATGCTTGTACTTTACTTGCAACAACAAAATCATATGAATTATATGTGCCTCTCGAATTCTGGTTTTGCCGCAATGTAGGTCTCGCTTTACCTTTAATCGCATTACAATATCACGAAGTCAAAATTAATGTAGAATATGAATCACAATCTAATTTAATTGATGTGTCAACAAAAAATTCTACTTCCGAAGCACCTACTGTAAAAAATTCTACTTATACCGGTCCTAATATAGTTCTTGACGCTCCAAAATTATGGGTTGATTATATATTCTTAGATACTGATGAACGCAGAAGATTTGCTCAATTATCTCATGAATATTTAATAGAACAACTTCAATTTACCGGAACCGACAATATAACTGCTTCTGCTAATGAAGATGGTATGAAAAGTATGCGTATGAATTTCAATCACCCTTGTAAAGAACTTGTATGGGCTATTAAAAAAACTGACTCTAATGTTTATTGGAATAACTTTTCAACAGCAAAACCATTGGATTTGAATGATGCTACAGCATCACCTAATGATTATATTGCTTCAGAAAATCCTGTTATGCAAGCTAAAATAATGCTTAACGGCAATGATCGCTTCTCGCAAAGAAAAGGAGATTATTTCTCTTTAGTACAACCTTATCAACATCACGAAAATACCCCCGACGATTACCACAAAGGTATAAACGTTTATTCCTTTGCTATTAAACCCGAAGAACATCAACCAAGTGGAACTTTAAATATGTCTCGTATAGATACTGCTGTTCTATCATTATCTTCCAAAATCGAAGGTTCAATACATATATATGCTGTAAATTACAACGTTCTTAGAATATTATCCGGTATGGGTGGCCTCGCTTATTCTAATTAAATATTCTATTTGTTGATATCCATAATAGAATATTTTCATTTTTCAATTTATAATTATTATCAATAGATAATATTATAT